AAGTTGCAGACGGTTCTTTGTAAGGTAACGGAAAGAAAGCGTCTCTTAAACTACCACCTGGTGCATCAACATCTTTAAACTCACCAGGTTGTATAGGAGCTGCTTCGTCTCTAACTCTTACTCCTCTTTGCTTAAATCCTGCAGGTAAATTAGATAGTGTACCTGCATCTAATAATTGACGGAGAGCAGCAGTTGCAGTTCTGCTCAATCCGCCAATCATGTGAATTAATCCAAAGCCATAAAATCCTAGACCTGGTAAGAATTTAAAATGAACAAAATATTGAATTTTATTTCTCTTTGGATCTGTGGGTTGATAGTTACGTCTAATAGATAAAACTTTTTTTGAGCCTTCATCAACTGTAACTATGTATGGTAATTTTATTCCTGTAGGATTTAACTCATCGTCTTTGTCTTCAAATCCTTCTAAATCTAAATTTACGTGACACTCTAATAAATTATAAACTGGTTCTTGTTTACCAACTTTTTTAGTGCCATCTAATTCTTTTTCTTTTTTTTCTACATCATTTTTATTTGGATCACTTGGTGGTCCTAAATCTATGTCAGAGTAAAAACCTCCAACTTGTTGTTTTCTTAAATCATTTTCTGAAATTTTAATTGTTTGTATTATTGAGTCTGCATCATTTAAACTTGTTGCCATGTATGGCACAACTAAATCATCTGCTGGAACAAATTTAGAAACTGCTCTACCTAATAAATCATCGTAATAAACTTTTTTAAAAGTAGAACCTGCAAGTGGTAAATGAAATAACATTTGATCAAATTCAGGTTCATACTCTTCCATGTTTTCCATTAACTCGTAGTTCATGTAATCTTTAACACGTTGAGCTTGTGCCTCTTTTGTTGGATCAGGTTTACCAACTACTTGTGTTCTAACTGGTCCTTCTGCAGGTAATAATTCTTTATAAGCTCCAGCTTGAAACTGTGTTACAGCTTCAGCTAAAACTGGGTGTGTTGCACCTGAAGCTCCTTGAAATGGCTCTGTTCTATTTTCATATTTAAATCCTAAAAGATCTAAACCTTGTATGTAAGATTGTTCCCAATCTCTTCTTGAAGATTTGTAATCAAGATAATTTTGTGCAAGTTCATTACCAATCGGATCTAAAACTTCATCTGGTAATAACTCTACTAAATTATCAAAGTGTCCTTGTGTGCCTTCTATGTTAACTTTACTTGGATCAAAGTTAACTTCAACACCACCATCCTCTAATGGGTTTACTTCTACTCCAGGGTCAGCAGCTTCTTCTGCTTTCTGTTGTTCAATTTCTATTTCTTCTTGAGGATTAACCTCGATAGATGTTTTTACGTTGGGTAACGTTTTGTCTATTTCTGCCATTTATATTCTCCAGGTTCACTGTTTTAACTTGTTTTAAGGGAACATTCAAGCCTTGTGGATTAGGTCCCCTTTTAGGTGGTATTGTTCTTGTTAGTCTTTTAATCATTTTTGGTTTCTTTTAATACTGTCCATGAGAGTAAACACATCGTTCTCATCTAGGGGATTTTGAGTGTTTGCTCCAGAACCTTCATCTAATTCAACTTCATTATAGTATCTAAAATTTTCTGCTGCTTCTTTTTTCTGACCTTTTGTTAAAGTTAGTCCTAATTCTTCTAACGCTTCAACGACTGCATCTGCCTCTTCTCTAATATCTAAATTTATAGCAGAATCAAAACTTGTATCTTCAGGTCCCATGCTTTCAACATCAACTGTTTTATATTCAAACTCAGGTGCATCCACTTCTACATTATATCGCTCTACAGATTGTGGAAACTCTGGATCAGATAATAAATTTTGATATCCTGATTCACCAGGTTTATAAGTTATACTAACTGGTATTTCTGTATCATAATAATCTGTTGTCCAATCTATTGTAATTTCACCAGTGTTATCATTTTTACTCATTAACACTTTTTTCTGTCCAGCTTTTGTATTTAGTGTCATTTCAAAAAAATCTGGCTCTATACCTTTTATGTCTCCTCTAGATTTTAAAATACCTTTTTTTTCAATGGCGTATACTGCATCTTTAAACCATGCAGGCATTCCTGTAACCTGTGTATCCATGGCCATTTTTGAGGTAGCTCTAGAAACTTTACCAGCTTTAGGAAAGAAATCTACAATACCTAACATTTTAGCCAAAGCAACTGTTGCACCCGCTCCAGACATTTGTAAAAATTCTCTTCTGGTCATACCTTTTTGAGCAAGAACTTGGTCTATTTCTTTATTCAATAATTCTTCTGTAACTCTATCTTTAGGTAATTTTTTTGCTGCTGCATAAGCATTTATTAATTTTAAACCAGGAAATATTGGAGCTGTAAGTTCTAATCCAAGACCAAACGTATCTGCAAAAACTTTTGGACCAATGGTTGATCTTCTGTCTTTTAATTTTTGTTCTTCTGTTTGAATTAATGATTCTAATCCAATTGCTTTTTCTGTGGCTGTTGGTGTTATGTTTTCTAAAAATTCTGTAAATATTCCTGTGCCTTTTATATTTGTTTCTGGCACCTCATCATAATCTTGAACATAATTACCCCCATCACCTGTAACTTTAAATGCAGGTTTTCTAATTAAATCAGATGCTAATTTTCCTGCTGCTGGTAATATTCTCGCAGCAAACTCACCTACACGAATACCTGATCTTAATAAAACATCTGCGTAGTATGGTAAATTTCTTGGATCTATCATATCATTTAATATTTCTATAGGGTTCATAGTTTCTTTGAAACTTTGTGCTTGCGGTAATTCTGCATCTTCGTTTAAGAAATAGTATTCTAATTCTTTTGCAAAACTTTCATCGGCCCCTGCTGCTCCACCATTGCTAAAATTAAATCTTGGCATTGGAGATATGTTGACACCACCACCTGTTGCTTTTGGCACTCTTCTTTCTAAAATAGGTTTTGTTTGACCTGCAGGGTCTCCTCCTAAAACTCTATCTATAAAAGAATTTATATCGTCCTCATCAAACCCTGTTCTTCCATAAAAATCCACAAAGTAATCTATATATTCATCAACTAAATTTTGTCTGTAAACAATTTTTTCTTCTTTTGATAAGTCATTATAAACTTTTGCATCAGGGTTTATTTCATCAATTTTACCCATAATATCTTTACCAGTCGTATCACCAAAAATATTTTCACTTCTAAATTTTTCTCCTACATTTGGAACATTGATATCAATAGGAACAAAAGTTTTTTCTACTCCTTGAAGTCCTTTTTCTTTAGCCGCTATAAGAATTTGATCATTAATATTATTTAATTTATTTTTTTGTTCTATTAAAATTTCTTGTGATTCAGGCGTAACTTTTTTACCAATATAATTATTTAAAATTCTATAAATTTTAATTCTTTTAGCTTCAAAACCACCTTTATTTATAATTTCTTGATTAAATATAGGGTCTGTTAGTGTGATAGTTTGAAAAGTTTTAAGATTAGAATTTCTAAATACATTTGGAAATTTTTTCATTGTTGATCTAGCTTCAGCATGTGAATGATCTGGTGCTGCCTTATCAATTATTATTTCCTTCTTTGGTAAACCAGGTCGTATTTCTTGTTGTGTTAGACCTTCAATTTTAGCAGCTTTTACAAAAGCATCTTGAAAATTAGCAAGTATACTAAATAGACCTTCATCAAAAGATTTTAGATCTTTATATTGCATACGTCTTGTATTGTCACTAACTCCAACTCCAGTCATTTTTTTACCGCCCTCTCCATATTTAAGTTGAAAGGCTTTCATAACATCTCCTAAATGATACCTAGGAAATTTACCTGTTTGTTTTTTTCTAATTCCTCCCCCGCTTGATAATTGTTTTATTATATAACCCATATTGTTTCTGGCTGATTTACCTTGTTCAGTATCTGGTATTTCAATACTAAAAACTTTTTCTAAATCTCTTTGTGCTAAATATTGCTCTTTTTTTATAAGACCTTGTTTAATTAAAGGTTTAGTTAAACTTTTTATATAACCTGGTTCTTGACTTACTTTTGTTGTAAAGTCGGACCAACTTGTTTTAGGTGTATCTGTTTCAAAATCTAAAATTGATGGTGCAATATTTCCTATTCTCGCACCTCTATCTATACCTCTGTTTCTAAATAATGAATTAATTCTAACTCTTAAATTTTCTACAGCTCTTGTTTTTTCATTAACTCCTAGTATATCTTTAGCAAGAGCATTTACATTTCCATCGTATCTCTCATCAAGTGTATTTGCTACTTTTTGAGCGAACTCTTTATCTGCAACTTTTACAACTTCTGACATTTTTTTCTGATCATAAAGTTTTTTAGATTTTTCAAACGTATCTCTAATTTCTTTTAAAGTTAAAACTCCCTCTGCTATTTCTAGTGGTTCTGGAATTCTAGGAGGTTCTATGTTTGGTAGTTTATCATCTTCTTCTTTAATATCTTTTTTATCATCATCTTCGTCTTTACTAAAAAATGTATCTCTTAATCTTTTTGCAGCTGCACCAATAGCTAGTGGAGGTATTACTGCGCCAGGCACATCTATTGGTTGAAATTCGTCTGACATAAAATTAACATTTCTTTCTGGAAACAAAGGATTAAGAGTTTGAATATTTGTTCCTGATTGTAGATTAACTCTGCCACCAGTTGCAAAATTTTCTTTTGCATATATTTCAAAAAATCTTTGAAAACCAATTCTGTTTTGAGATCGTGGTGATAATTTTTTAAAGGCATTTATTACCTCCTGTAATTTATTATCTATGTCCATAGGGTCCAACGGTAACCCACTTCCAGTATTTAAATTAACTCTGCCACCGTCAGCCATAAGAAAAGGTCTTTCTCCTAAACCTTTTCTTTGTAGATATTCTTCGTATGTTTCTTGATCTGGATCAAAGTCCTTTAGCATTTCATCTTTTAACGGACCCGGTTCTAAGTCGTTTACCAAGTCAACTACCTGAAGCTTGTTACCAAGACTTTTATCTTCGTCATCTATAAAAGTATTTTGTATGGGATCAAATATATAAGCCAACTATTCCTCCTTTTGCAAACTCATCAATAGGTTCTGGTTCCTCTATTTGAAAATCAAAATCTACATCGTCTACATCTATTCCTAACTCATCTGCCATTTCTTCTTTGACTCTTAACAACGCTTCGTTAGGGTTTAATTCTTCACCTGATTTTAATATATTTTTTGCTTTAATTAAAACTTCTGCTTGTTCTTTTGAATAACCCTCATTTAGTAAATCTTTTAATCTAAACTCAGTGTTAAAATTTTTAATTAATCTCATAGGTAATTCATCTAGTTTTTTTGTCTGACCCTCTACTAATGACTTAACATTATCTCCTGACACCTGATCTGCTTTTTCTAAAAATTTACCT